TAAAGCGATTGCTAGAGCTGCCGCTTGTGGGTCTGTTTCAGAAATAGTTCCTGTAACCGACATTGTGCTAGTCAAAGCATTACTTGAAATGTTTAATTGTAAAATTTCAACATTATCTGTACCGTCATTCATTTTTAATTTTAAAACTCCACTTGTTGCTGTATCTACCCAAAGTGTGCCTGCTGTAGCTGAACCCGGTGCTGAAGTTCCACTATGTTGAGAATTTAAAGCTGTTAAAATATTATTTAATTCTGTTCTAAATGCAGAAAATCCTTGGTTTGCCAAACTTACATCGCTTACTTGTGCCATATCTAATCTATATCCTTTTCTGTTTAACTTTGCAACCCATAACCTTTGGCAATATAATCAAATGTGCGATCAACTGCCGAGCCACTTGAATTTACAAATGCAATAGTAAAACCATTAACAGTTTTTGATGAAATTGTAAATGTATCTCCTGTTGCCATATTTTGAGCTGCAATCCCTATCGCAGGAACTGCAAAGAAAGGATTTGTATAAGTTATTGTCCTTGTTCCTGATGAAGTAATTAAATCATTTTGTGCAAATGTTCTTTCTTCCATATTTAATTTTATAGTCATAGTTTTTACATTACTTGATGTTTGATCATCATCATTAGTAAGTTTTAATCTAAATTTTGCAAACTTAAATTTAAAAGTTGCCGATTGAGTTACATCTACAAATGATGTGCAATTTACTAATGCTGTCGTTGATGTTGCGATTTGAACTCTATGAAAAGCATGTATTTGCTCAGTACCGTCAAACGGCGCCTTAGCTGAGTCAAAAAATAATGCTCCTCTACCACTATCAAATAAATCATATGGATTTTCTGCATCAAGTGTAATTGTTGGTTCAATATTTCCGTCATAGATTTGAGCTAACGATAAACTGTTAGTAAAATTGTAAAACCCTTTTGCGTCTCTATTTGTATTATTAAAATTAGGATTTGATGTTGTATCAGTTCCTCCTAATTCAAAATCACCACTAGGACTATCAAAGTTTCCAACTGTATCATCAAAATTTGTAACAGTATCTAGAGTTAGTACTGTGTCGCCTGATGCATCAATTTTCACTGCTAATGGTAAACTTGCGTCCATATTATCAGCAGCTGTAAATATATCTGGGGTTTCAGTAAATGTGCTAACTAAGGTATACGCTTGAATATCAGATATATTTGTTGTGACTATTGTAGCTTCAGCAGATGTATTACCGTTCTTATCTACTGCCTTAATTAAGTATGATCCGGTGCGTGCAGGAACAACAGCATTATCACATTTTCTTCTTGGACATCTTACTAAATTCGTTGAATTAAGCCATTTTGCACCCGTTGTTACATTTTGATATCTAATCTCATAAAAAGAAATATCTAAGTCACTATTTTTACTTGGTGGCGTCCATGTAAGCTTCATATGATTTTGTCCATGCATTTCTACTGCGAAATCTTCTACATTACTAGGAGCTTCAACTCCTCCGACTATAGTTCTAGTTGTTGATATAAATGTTGATTTACTACCAATAGTATTTACAGCTCTAACTCTTACTTGATACTCTGCTCCGTCAATAACATTTAAGTGTTGATATTCTAATATTTTACCAACTGCTATTTCTCTAAATGAATCAGTAACAGTTGCACCATTTTGGTCTTTTGTTTGTTTTATTTGTACTTCATAATTATCAACAAAACTATCTGGCGAAACTCCTATTGTTATCAATAATCTTGTTATTACAATTCCGTCTGCATATTCAATTAGTTCATCATCAAGACTAATACTTGCAGGAGGACTTACAGAAAAAGGATTTGGTAAAGTCGTACTAGGTATAGAAGCTACTTCTTGTTGAGTTCCGAAAGTATAGAATGAATCTTGATGTTCTGAACATTGCAAACTTACTGTATGATCAGAATTTAAAGTAAGACCTTGAACTCTAAAAGCTTTTGCTGAAAATCCTGGCGTAGCATGAGTAATATTGACAATATCACCTATTGATAAATCAAGAGCTGTTGCATCTGCCTTGATTGATATATCTAAACTTGACCTTGATCTACGAAGAATTATTTCTGCCATTTCTTGAGCTTGATAAGGGCTTGTCAACATAGAAAAATCAAATCTACCTTCTAACAATAAACCACCGTCTGCTGTTTTCATTGTAGCATGTTGATCAGCACTCGCTAATCCTGTTTCATCAACAGGCGGAAATTGTGCAGTATCTGATTGAAAATTTTTATCTGGATTAATAAAATTTACTATAACTCTGTTATATCTTGAGTTTTTATTTTTACTTGAAACTGTTATGCCATTTAAAATATTATCTTCTGTAAGAGTGATTGAAGCAGAACCTGATGTCTCAACTAGGATTTTATATTTACCTGCACTGAAATTCAAATAAGCTCTAGAACCACGAACAAAATCTTTTACATTATCAATAGCTTTTTTAGATGTATCAACAACAGTATGACTATCCATTAGATCAATAGCACTAGCACCAGAAAAAGGAATTATATCTGTATCGCAAACATCTCCAGCTACTTGCCAATCTGCAAAATTAGAATCAAAGTAACTATTAGGAATACCCATTCCAAATCGTGTATCTCGTAAATAATCTAATAATTGATAAATAGGATTATCAGAATAAGCCCATGTAGTTGAATCATCTTTTCTATGACTACCACTACCTCCTGTTACAGTTGAATCTAAATTAGGATTATAAACTTTTTTTCCTTCTACTATTGCATTGACAGTAGGCAAAGAACCAAACTTATCAGCATTCCATTTAAACTTTATTGCTAAATATGCTAATCCTCTAAGTCTATGATTTGAAGTCCATGATGATAATGTACTCAATAATGATGAAGCATTTTGACTATCAGTGCCGAAATGTGGCTCACAAGTTATTAAACTTTCTGAATTAGTAGAATCAAAAAAATTTGCATCACTACTTGCTACTGTTATTTGTGTATTATCAGCTATATCGCCTGACCAAGTAACTTGACTATCATTTATAAATATTGAAGTAATATCATTTATTTCGCCTTCACTTAATACGATTGCCATATATAAAAATTCATTATCAGTTCCTGATGTTTCTAAAAAAACTACATTACCACCAACTTTTCTTGTTCCGTAAACAATAGGTATATGAGCATTAGAACTAAATTTATTTACTAAAACTCCCTTTGCATTTTGATCAGCTTGAAGATCGCCAAAATCTGGAATGTCTGGCATAGGAATAAGCCAACCAACGAAATCTTCAATAATATCAACAAATACATCAACAATATCGGTAACAAAATCGACTATATCTTCAAAAGGATTCCAACCGCCCATTTATAATAACCTCCAATTAGAACCCATATTTTCAAAACCTAATTTGTAGAATACAGGGTCAATACCTAGACCAGATGTTATTGATAAAAGAATATGCATATCGTTTGTTTCATTTTTTACAGTATCAATAATTTTTTTCGTAAGACTGAAATTTCTAAATTCTTTTTTAATATATATCATTTGTATAATAATAGCTTCTGTTTTACTAAACCAATATTCAGATTTATTATACATGCAAGTTCCTATAAGTTCGTCATTGTCTAAATTTTTAATACAAATAACTTTTCCTTTTTGTAAAAGTGTATTGATAAAGTGTAATAATTTTTGTGTATCTATTTTTGGAAAATCACAATCTGCTAAATCTGTTTCCTTATAATCAACCAATAAATTATATAAATCTGTAACATCTTTTTTTTCTCCTTGATAAAAGTTTAAACTACTCAAACTCTTCCCCATTTTATATCACGAACAGTTAAAGCTGCAAACTCCATGCCTTTATCAGAACTAAAAAATCTTTGTTGTGAATTATCCGTTGTAGTACGACCAGATGTTTTACTAAAGTTACCCCAATGTGAAGTTACACTAATAATTAAATTAGCAGTAGTAGTATTGTCACTAATTTTATATTCATCTATTGTTCCATAAAATAATAAAAAAGGGTCTGATATAAGAGCATTACTAGAATCTAAAAATCCTCTATAAACAAAAACATCATCATTGATAATATTTTCATTCAGAGCAACTGATATATAAGTTTGATCAACCCCAGATAGACTAATTGATAAAGTATTTTTTGTAGGTCTGTTTGTTTCATTAACTCCTGTAATACTTCTTAAGTGACCATTAGATAGATAAGTTCTTGATGTGCCAGATATATTTGAAGTTATATCAAAACTTGCATTAGTTAAATATATCGGAGTACTAAATCCTATTTCAATTAATAATACAGGGTCAATCGAGCCTGTCGCTAATTCTGTTTTTACGGAACTTGATAATCCTCTTGCCATTATAAACTTTCAATAACATCAAACTCATATGTAAACAAAAGATTACCGTCGTTATCATTTTGATTAGTTCTAAATTCTTGAACATCACTCGCTAGATGTACTGTAAATTGTATTGAATCATAAGCAACAGAACTATTATTAGTTAATGCAGTTCTTAGTGGTGGTTCAATCGTGACTGTTGCAGCATTACTTGATGAAGTAACATCGTCAATAATCATATAAACTTTATCATGTGCAAATTTAATAAGATCGCCTGCTTTTAATCTTCCAGAACCATCGCTGGCAAATCCGTCTATTGCGATTGTTGTATCTGCAACAGAGTGAGCTCCATTCACTAACAATGTCCCTGTTTCACTACCAAGTGCATTAAAATAACTTGGCAAGGTTATGGTGAAATTTTCTTTTCTTGCCCTTTGCTTCATAATAAAAGCCATGATCGGAGCAAACTCTGTTCTTTTCATAGGAGGATATGAAACTGTAAAACTAAATCTTTGACCTTGTACTTGTCGTCTAAATGTTTTGCCACTATCTGTTTCTGAAAATAAAGTTTTTTGATTACTTCTAAAATTTACTGCACGAAAGTCTGTATTGGGTAATGCACCACTCATATAATCGCCACTTTTCCTTTTTCATTTACTGCATTATTGATCATATTAACTATTGTCCCTCTACTATTGACTAATAATTCATTAAATCCTCTAGCATCAACAGTACTAATATTAAAATTCACAGTAACTGGCTGACTACCTGTAAGTTGATGATTAGGAACTACATTTGAAGGTGAATCTGGCACTATCAATTCAGGTCCTGCTTCTCCTACTAAAAATGGCTGTCCTTTATTCATACGACCACCAAGCCTACGACCTTGATATTTTTGACTTGCAATTGTTGCAATCTGAACTGCACCAAGACCAGCTATTAAACCAGCTATTGGAATTCCAAAAGGCCCCATAGCTAAAGCTCGTGTAACTCCTCTTGCAGTATTGACTGCCGCATCTGCTATCGCTAATGCTTTATTAATTTGAAATGCAGTTTTATTTGTTTTTGCTAATTCGCCTAAAAGTTCACGACCACTAGCTTTCATTAAATCAATTCTTTCTTTATTGCTTAATTTATCGAGTTCAAACATATTAAAATTTCTATCTTTAATCGCTTGAATATTTTTATTTAATCTATCTTCTCTAATTTTTGCTTCTTCATCTGCAGCTTGTTTTAGCAATTCTAATCTTTCATTTATGCCTTCTAATTTAATTTTATGTTCCAATTTGTTTAATTCTTTTAAATGTTTTTCTAACATTCTTTTTTCCATATCAGCATCTGATCCAGCTAAAATTCGATCATGAGCTAAAGTTTCTAATAAATGTTTTTGATCTTCAACCATTTTCAATTCTTTATCCATTCTATCTTGAATGAGTTCTAATTCTGTTTTTTGTCTTTTTTTAATATCTTCGATCATTTTTTTGTTTGCTTTAACGGAATCTTGCATTTGTTTAGTTAAATCAAAAATAGGTTGATCAGCAATTTCAATTACTTTTTCAGTCTCTTTTCCTAAATTGTTCATTGAATCTGACATATTATCAATAGCTTCAATATTCTTTTTTGTTTCTGCATCAATGACTCCTAAGAATCTTAAAAAGTCTGAAAATTTCTTCACTACGAATGCAACTGATTTACCAACTACTTCAAATGCAAAATTCACTCCTGACAATAAAAAAGATGTTAATTTTCCAAGTAATGCTATTACTGGTTCTATAAATGATGTTGTGGCGGCAAGATTATTTGTAAATCTAGTAACTTCTGGTGATACTTCTTGTCCGAAAGCATCTTTTAAATTATCTAATGCTATACCAAAGTTTGAGAATGATACCGATAAGTTATCTAATTTTTCTTCCGTAGCACCAGCAAATGTTTCGCCTAATCCTTTTTCTAACGCTTTTAAAATTTTGGCCGCGCCCTCTGTCGTTTGTCCGAACTTTGATATTTCTAATCTTGTTATCCCTAATTGTTCTTCTAGTATTCTAAAAACAGGAATACCACGATCAGCTATTTGATTGAGTTCTTCTAAACCTAAACCACCTTGCACACCTCTAGAAAATACTCTAGTCATAGCTTCGAGTACTCCTAATTGATCTGTCGTGACTGCGGCTGTATCTGTAAAGACTCTTAAAAGTTTTTCTGTTGGTTCTATACCACTAGCTTTTAATGTAATAAATGATCTTGATAAATCTTGAACACTAAATTGAGTTCTAGTAGCAAAATCAGAAATAAAATCAAATGCTTGTTTGCCTGCTTCTGCTGAGCCTGTTACTGATTTTAATGAGTCTCTTAAATCTTCAAACTCTGCTGTTACTCTTAATACTTCACGAACAACTAATGCACCACCGATTGCAGCAAGAGCAGCTTTTAATTTTCCTGCAGAACTTTTTACTTTATTTAAATTTCCTTGAACGCCTTTAAGAGCTTGTTTTGATTTATCTCTAGCGATAATATCAATATTTACTTTTTTAGTTGCCATAGTTAGATACGATTAAGTTTTTTGTTTTCTTTTTCCATTTCTTCTCTTTGCTCTTCAAAATATGCTAGCCACATATTAAACTCAAATACACTCATTTGCAATATTTCTGGAATAGTTTTATGCAATCTCTCTCCGAGAGCTAAAACATTATGAACTTCTGGATTTTTTAGTTTTTTTTAATGTCTTGGTAATCAGCACCAAGTATAGCATTTGAAACTCTGGCGATAACATCTGTGTCTGCTTTTGTCTTAAAAGATAAAACATGAGTAGCATTAAACATCTTATCGCCTTCTTTCGTTAATGCTTTTTCAATTATGACATCAATCAATATATTTAGATCGCCGTCATTTGCACCTTTAAATAGTTTTGATTTCTCAAGCATATTAAAAGGTTTAGCATGAATGGCTTTTTCGCCTACTAATCCCCACTCTGGAACTTCTATAACTTTAATTTCTATTTCTTCAAAATGTGATTTTACACCTTCAAAAAAATCTACTTTATCAGCCATAAACTATTATACAGTTCCGATAGTAAGACCACCAGTTCCTTGAAGTGATACAGTTCTTGTAGTTACTCCATCTAAAGTTACTCCGACAGACATTCCTGTAACGATTCCTGTTCCAGAAAATTTTCTATCGCCTGAATCTGCACCCTCTGGCATAAATTCAAAACTTAGACTTGAACCTTGAGTTAAAGCTGTCTGACCAGAATCAGTTTCATCAAAATTCATATCTATAGTTGCAGTGAATGTTCCTCTTCCAACTAAATATGATTTCATTGAGCTACCTAGTGCAGTGTCTTCAACAATATCGTGAGTAGTATCAACAGTAAATCCTGTTGCGTTACCGATATTAGTTCCGCCTACATGAACAACTCCTTCTTTTCCGTGATGTGTTGCCATTTATTTACTCCTTTGTTTTCTTTAAATCTTTTATAATCTTCTCAGTCTCTTTTGCAACTGAAATTTTTTTATTTTTTTCAATAACTTCATAACCGATCTTTGTATAATGTTCTACAAAATCTTGTGAAATAGTAATCGTACTATTTCCTTTTTTCATGTTTACATCTTTAGCCATTATGCAGTCCCCCTTGTAAATTCATACATCACACGAACTGTTATACGAACTCCACCATAAGGATAGATAGTACCTTCGTCTGACGATGCTTCAATAATTTGTGTATCCAATGCATTTCCATTTCTAGTTATATCAGAATCAAGCGTTTCTTCAACTACTTCAATTATTTGGTTTCTAACAGTATCAATATTTGAATCTGTTCCTTTACCAAATGCAACTACTAAGAAGTCTATTGTTCCTCTATAAGAACCTGAGCCTGTATCGCCTATACTAGAAGCTTCTCGTGATTCGTCGCCTGTTTGAACAAATAATGCAGGGAATTGTGCATCGCTTAATTCTTCAACTTCAAATGGTTCCCTTGTGATTTTCTTAAACTCAATAGGACTAGTTACTGCATCTAGTTTTGTAATTATATCGTTTGCTATATTTTCTCTTTTGCTCATAATCCTAATTGTTTAAAATAAAATTTACTAAATTCATTTACTATCTTTGGTTCTTCAGTTCTTCCTATACTAAAAAATGGTCTTTTCACTTTCTTTTTACCTACTCCGAAAAAATCATGTCTAGCTGCAATCTTTGCTCTTTCGTTATTAGTAAATAATAAAGTATTTTTAAAACCTCTTTTTCTAAAATCTAAACTTCGGAACATCTTACCTGTATCTGTTAAATCTACAAATCCTGTTTGACGACCTCTGTTTTCTCTATCTTCTTTTGTTTTTTTTGCATATGGAATCATGCGACCACCGTCTGGTAATTTACCTTTTTGTGTTCTTTTAGTGATCATTTGAATAGCCATATTAGAAACTCTGTTTAGTGATCTTTGTATTGCTATTGATTGTTTTCTAGAAATTTTTTTTAGAAGTTTTTTAACCTCTATTGTATTGACATCAATTTTGATTTCTGCGACCACTATCTAACAAGTCTAAGCATATGTAAAGGTTCCTTCTCACTATCGGATACAGTTCCACCTCCATCTTCGTCATATTCAACACCGTCCCTCAAAACTGCTTGGAATTCTTCTTCATATCTATCTCTATAAAAATCTATTTGAACTTGAAAAGTATCTTTACCCTCTCCTGTATCTGGGTCTCGCCATTTAGTTAATTGAGGATAAATGTATTTCCATAATGCTAAATACACAACTGATTGTGTCCATTGTGAATTGGTAAGTTTACTGTTTGTCATTTCTACAGTAGTAACCTTTGTAATATCTTTGTATCTTACTTGATGTCTATATCGTTCCCACCATTCCTCACGAACTCTACGAAGAACATCGTTTTCTGCTAACTGTAATTGATTATCAAAATCAGTTATACCAAACCCTAAAATGTCTGGTTGTATTTTCTGCAAATCACTTGCAGCTACACTAAACTCTGATGTTGCCATTATTTTTTAGATTTTTTTTTCTTAGCAACTTTTTTTATAACTTTGTCAACTTTTACAGGCTCACTTACTTTTTTTGCAGTTTGTAAAGACCACCCACGCATATTGAATCTTTCAACATTGTTTTCATAATCGTGTTTGTATCTTTCAATTACTTCGCCTTTTTTATTAACAAGTTTTACTGTTTCTATACTCATAATTTTTTTATATCAAATAAGGGGCGGATATACCACCCCTTTATAAGTTTTATTTAGTTAGCAAGAGTATCTGCTGTTAATTTAACTCCATATGAATCGTGAAGCTCACCAACGCCAAATACTGCAGTCGCAACTATTTCGTCTGCACGAAGCGACGCATCTCTTTGTGTTTCTATTTTTAAGTCTTGCATCATTGCTAAACCTAAAGCATCTTGTGAGAATACTCCTCCGATAGAGTCGTCGGAACCGTCAACGGAAATGTTTGAAGTTTCAAATAATTGAATACCTGCAACAGTTCCTACAAAGCCAGTTCTCATAGCTTCGTTTGATAGTTCTGTATCTCTACCAACAAATGTATTTGTCAAAGATTTTTTGACATTGAAAATTTGTTTAGGGTGGAATACACCGTAGTATGGACCAGGTGCTTTGTTAGTTTTTAGTTCAGCTGCACATTCAAATAAATCTTGAACGGTTAGCTCTGAACCTGCTCCGGGACCTTTTTCTGTAGAGAATCCAGAAAATAAAGCTGCAAGATCAGAATCAATCTTAGTTGCAATACCTTCTCCAAATAATCTACCTATATCAGCTGCTACATTTCTAGATGCTGAATTTCTGGCAAGGTCTGTGAGTGTTGTCATCACTCCCACTTCGGATGCTGTTATAGTTACCGAAGATGGATTGACTGCCGTGTTTGATAGGTCTGAAGCCTCACTAACTGCTGCAGCACTTACTGTTGAATAAATCGGTACTTCAACTGATTTACCTCCACCTGCAATAGTGTAGTTTCGGACAAGACCTCTCATTATAGATTGCTCGCTAGCTACGAACAATGCTTCTGCGACGATCTCAGTATATAGTTCCGATATCGTACTACTTGTTGTTTCATTAGCCATTTTTTAACTCCTCTTTAATGGTTATGTTTTGTTATTAATAACCGTCGGACTTGAATCTCTTTGCTGTCTGTATTTAGCATACTTCTTCCTGTCGTCCGGATTATTCATATTTAAATCACTCAAATTTAAAGGTTTATTGAGCTCTGTCCTATCCACATTTGACACTGAGCCACTACCACTAGGAGTAGCAGTAACAAAGTGAGGGTTCTGTGTTAAAAACTCTTGAACGAACTCGTCAGTCGTCAAAAGCTCCCCTTTGCTGTTATATCGTGCAATATTATTTTTATCAAGTATTTCTACACTTCCAGAATCACTTAGCTTTATATTATTCTTCAATAATTCAACTACTTGATCTGGATTGATAGCACGATTTTTTGAAGCTGAAGAAAGCAATGCCTTATTAATTTTTATATCTCTAAGTTCACTTTCTAAAGTTCCAATCTTTTTGCCATACTCTTCCGATTTCTCTTTGAGTATTTGTTCAAACTCGCCTTTTTGTATTTTTTGTTTTTCTTCTGCTTCTCTAGTCAATTTGACTGCATTGATAGCAGTATCTAAATCTTCAACATCTAACTTTTTATATATTGAAGCTCTCTCTTTAGCCAATCGTTGTTTGACTATATTGTTTACATCTTCTTCACTAAAAGAATTGTTATTCACAGTTTCTTTTGTTTCTTCTATCGGTTGCTCATCAACCACAGTTTCCGTAGTTTGTTCTACTTTATTTTCTTCAGCCATTTAATACTCCCTGTTATATATTCCATTCAGGATTAGTTGGTAACCATGTATGACGACATCTATATCCTCCTCGAACAATAAATGGGTCACCGGGCGATTTTCCTTTCCATGGTCTATTATTCCAAATATCCCGAATTTCAGTTTCGGTTAATGTTTTGTTTAGCATATTTACACAGAAAGGTCTAGAGTCACGAACCAATGTTCCTGTGTAGGTAAAATGATTGAGTCCACTCTCTTTTGCTTTTTTAACTGTAAACTGCCCATGAAACTGCATTACTGAATCGTGAGCTATTTGACTTGCATATCTTCGTAAATTATTGCCTGCTCGGTCTGCCGCATATTCTGTATGTAGTTTTCTAATCGCTTCTTCTATTTGTGCTTTTTTTGATGCATCAAATTTATTTTCATTAATAAAATCAACTAATTCATTGATCTTACTCATATCTGATCTTTGATATACTCCGTTGATATGTGATCTAATATTCTTGACCATATCATCAAAAGGACGACCAGCTATAATACTTTGATAAACTTCATCATTTATTACTTTTAAGAATCTTTCAGCAATATCTTCAAATCCCGAAAATGCTTGATATTTTAATGCATTGATAGTTATCAAATCAACTTCTGTTAGATTTTTAAATTTAGCAGGAATAGGCATTTCGCCAAATTTATCTAAAACATCTTTTGCTGCTTTATTATATTCTTCATTAATTATTAAATCTGCTTCATTAAGAAAATTTTCTTCTATTGAAGCTCTAAGTTTAGGTTGTAGTTGTATTGCTATTCTAGTTTCTATATCTAGACTACCACCGGTAGCTCTAGTGATTTCTTTTATAATATCGTCCTCTAAACGATATAAAGTTTCTATTATTCTTTGTTCATGTTGATCAGCTAATTGATCTAAAATTTTTGACATAAATTATAATGGGAAGTTTTTCTTCCATGCTCTTATTGACCAATATGCTGGCGAAAGTGTTTTCTGTCCTTTGACTTGTTTTAGAACTCCTCCCATTCTTGCAAGAAATGATCTTTGCCTTGCTGGTATATTTTTTTTAATTGACATGTTTGGGTCGCCAAATCTAACTTTCTTGACATTATTAGTTTTTTTATCTTTTACATAAACTGCAAATTTTTTTCTTTGACCTGGCGTACGAAATGGTTTTCCTAATGAAACTTTTCTACCTTGATATGTAGCCATTATCTTTTCTTTTTTTTCTTTTTAGCTTTTGAAGGCAATATTCCTCTAGCGACTGCTCTAGCTCTTTCACTAAATCCTAATTTTTTACCTTTTCTAATTTTTTCTCTAATTGTTGAAAGTTTTGCTACCATTATTTTTTTCTTTTTCGTTTGCTTGCTCTTCTAATAATATCTGTATCAAATGTACCACTACGACCACGACTAATTAATTTATTAACTCTAGCCATAGCCCATGCATTCATAGGTATTCCTCTACGACTACCACCAGATAAAAACGCACCTTGTCCTCTACGATAAGAAGCTTTTAAATCAGCTAAATTAAATAATTTAGATTTTTTAGCTTTTCTTTTAAGAGTTGCTACAGTTGATGCTGATAATGCTTTTCTAAATTTACTAGCCATTATGATTTTGTCCTACTTCTAAGTAATGATAAAGGTATTCTAGCACCTGATCTATATAAACTACTAACTTGTTTAATTAGATTTGCTCTTCTAACTTTCTTTGAACCTTTGAGACCAGACAAATATTTTTTAGGAACATTTGTTTCTTTATCTCTAGCTACTTTTCTAACTTTCTTCTTCTTCTTCTTCGCCACCGACTGTTTGTCCTTCTACTTCTGTTGTTTGAAATTGTCCTCTAACTGTTCTTGATGAATCTATTTCATCATTGATAGTTTTAATAGTTTCATTATCATCAATAACAGCTTCAGCGATTTGTTTATCTAATTCTTTGTTGAATGTTTCAGATTTTATGCCACTAGCTTTAGCCATTTGTAAATATTGAAGATCATTAGCCCAATCTCTTATGTCAAAAGTATCTGGATAATCTACTGAACCGTCCCAATCTCTATCTTGCCATTTAGCAAATAAAGACCAAATGTGATCTTCTGCATTTTCTAAATAATCTGCTTTTTCAGATAACCGGGCATTTAAAAGCTGGAATTCTGTCTGAAGTGCAATGCCACTTGCTATCTGAGTTCCTGTTGCTCTTACTGAGCCCATGTGAGTGATACGATCTATTGCATCAACTTTATTTTGAATACATTTCATTATTCCGTCTAAGTTTTGTCCGCTTGGTTGAATGATGTAAGGTTTCAAATCCGATTGTAAGTCCTCTGGTATTTCTATAATAGAACCAGCACCTGCGCTAGCTTCGACATTAGGAGTCTTTACTAAGCTAGGGTGGTTAGCTAATCTAATTAGTTGTTCTTTTTCTGAATAGTCGTTGTAGATAGACTGTTGTAAAAATGCAACATCTGCTAAATCACTAATACCAATTGGTCGTTTATTACCTCTTAAATTATAAACATTGACTGCAGGAATCTTTCCTATTGGATTAACAACTTCTTCAAGAAGTTTTGCATCACCGTCTGCATATTCTTTATCGTAATCGTCAACTTCATATGTCATTATAGATTCTTCTGTAAATAATTTTAGAATAGCTCTATCTGCATTTATATCTTCTACTACAAGCAACATATCTAGATAGAATCTACCACTTGCAGCTCTTCTATAATTCCAGTTGACAATATTTTCTGGAGTATAAATTGACATGTAAGGTCTAATGTCTTGTTGTAATTCTTCTGCTCTAGTCTTTGCATTGGTCTGTGGCTTATCCATAATAACCCAACAGTTTCCATAAATACTTGCATTCATTTGAACTTCTCGCATAACAGTATCAAAACTTCTTCCGTCTAAATCTGCATCAGCTAAAAAAGATTCTAATTGTGGGTCGCCGTCAAGTGTTCCATAATCTCTAGTAGGAGGAACTCGCCATAAAAAACTTGTATATATTTGAACTACATTTTTACAATGATTGTCTAATGGAGTATGTCTAATTCTTTGATCATATTCTTCTGGACTTTCTAAAATATATCTGTGTAAATAATATCCATTTTTATAATCATTTCCGCCAAGATAACTACGAATATAAAATTCCCAATTAGCAATATTTGCATGCCATAGTGGGTGTTTTTTTTGTAAGAATTCTCTGTTCATCAACTCCACCTTCTAGGAGGACTAGTAACAAAATTTCTTTTTAGAGGATAATTATATTCTATCATATATCCTAATGCATCGTTCATATGATCATAGCCACTTTCTTTATCTGGTATATGTGTTCCTTCTTTGTATATTTGTCTTTCTATGCTTTTTATTACATTTTTGCAACTATTTAGAATGAACAAACTATTTTTACCATTTACATTTTTTAGTTTTGAATTCACTGCATTAATTCTATCTCTTACTAAAGGTGCTGTGTTTCTTGACTTTACTTCAAAGCCTGCATTTTTAAGAATAGCTAAATCAGTAAGACCTCCAGCAGATGTTTTTCTTTGTCTTGCACTTGGGTCAGGATAAACCACTATTTTATTTTTGTATCTTGTTTTAATCTCGTCGCACATTTCATTTGTATTACTACTATAGATTTGTATTTCATCTATAACAATAATAATATCATTTTCTATTACAGAAACAACTGCACACATAGGGTCTACATTAAAATCTAATCCTATATGCAAAGTTGATTGTCTATTTGTAAATTTATCAATTAAGTTTTTCTCTCTATCAAAATTATAATAAATCATTCCAGAATAATTTACGAAAGTCGCTTCATATTCTTGCTGAAAGGTTCGCATGTCTAAATCTTCTTTTGCTTGATCAATCTCGTCTTGCATGACTTGTTCACCCTCAAGTGTAGTATATTTGAAAGATTTCCAATCAGTATTAGTTTCACCTAATTTATAAAGATCATATGACCAATTACCGAAACCACGAGGGCTCCCACAGAAAAGTGCATGTCCCTTAGTATCTGATAATGTCGGTCTTAATACTTCATACCACGCTTGCTTATGAATATCTGCGAATTCGTCCATCACTAAAAAATCTAGACCAATACCACGCAAGCTATTTTCGTTATCTGCTCCTCTTAGTGATATTCTTGAATTATTTCTTAATATGATAGTTAGATCACTATTATTTACTGATTTAACCCATTTATGCTTTATCAATCTATCTTTTAAATCATTCCAACATATTGATTTAGCTTGACGATAACTAGGAGCTACATACCATACTTTTTTATTTGATTGACTTGCAAATTTAGCCAATTCATTGATAGCTAAAAATGTTTTTCCGAAACGCCTTCCTGTAATTAGTACTCGGAATCTTGCTTTATTTGAAATTACTTCCTTTTGCGGTTTTGATAATGGCATTAATCATTTGACCAAGGTAAAGGAGTTTCTAGTTGATTTTCTTCTAATTTATCTTGTTGTCCTAAAAGATTTTTACCAAGAAATATTAACATAGCCACATTCCCTTTTTCTGCTGATGACCATTGTAATTGTCTAAGTCTTATTTTTCCGTTTGCTCTTCCTTTTATCAGAAATTCCGAATAACTCTTTTCTATAAGATCTGCAGAACAACCGAAAAACTCTCCGATTTCTTTATTTGTACATCCAAATTGTGCTAATTTTTTTACTTGTTCAGTATCTATTTTATATTTTTTTGGTCTAGCCATAATCCTCTTTTGCCCTTTGAGTTAAGGTAATTTAATATTTATTTAATTTTTTATGAATTTGCAATAATATTTTGGAGCGGTAGGGTCGGAGTCGCACCGCCTTTACAATAATGGTACTATTGCACTATGCTCTAGCTACCGCATTAAGGATAAGGTTTTTTTAATTTATTTAACTTATCAGCAAATGATTTGTCAAACAAGTAAACATATTTGTATTTACCTTTTACAACTTTGTATTCTAAATTATGATTTTTATCTAATTTTTTGAATCTTATTCTGTCAGAAATTGTCTTTGAATGTATTTCTTTTCCATTTTCAATATAAATTTTTGATGATGATGTTTTGCCAATATATGTCCAGTTCATCGCTTGATATATTCCACCTTTATGATTTTTTTCTGGGTCAGCATACGAAACGATTGCTTTGATATTAGGAAAATCTTTTTTCATTTTCTTTAAAGTAAAGCTAACAATTTTTGAAACTGCATTATCGTGATTATCTAATGCTACTCTTACTAATTCAGGACATTCAAAGTTTGAAATGCCAAGAAAAGCGCCAGATTTTGGATTAGCTCCTAAACCATAAATTATAGCACCTTTAAATTTTCCATACTCCCATACTCCGAATCTTACTAATTTTGATTTCGGCATTCGCCTAGAATAATGCCAACGAAGAACAGAATAGACAGCAACTTTATGACTACAATAATCTATATATAGACTTTTATTTTGGTAATGTTTGTCCACAAGTCTCGCATCTTTCAGAAGCTTCATCAATATCTGATTGATCGTCAATATCTGTAGGTAGAAAATCGCCTTGATTTGCAAGTAAATTTTTTAATTCTTCATCATTAAAACCAAGTTGTGATAAATCATAATTACCTTCATTTAGAATATTCATTTCAATATTTAAAAAATCATAATCCCAGCTAGAATCTTCGTTAAGTCTATTATCTGCAATTCTATAAGCTTTTGCTTTATTTTCTGATAAATTAGCAATAAATACAGGCACTTTTTGATAATTTAATTTTTTTGCTGCTTGTAATCTTGTATGACCAACAATCACTACATAATTTTTATCTACGACTATTGGCTGTTGAAAACCAAATTCAGTAATAGAACTTGCAACTTTATCAACATTTAAATTTTTTCTAGGGTTATTGTGATAAGGTATTATTTTATCTATTTCTATTTCTTGTATATTCATAAATATTCATTCCTCATTTCTAAATCATTAATCGCTTGTTCTCTTGTTATTAATCCTTTTCGAATTCCCATATCAATAATATCTTTATTTCGTAAGGCATAATCTTTAATAAATTGAGTAACTTTGTTATCTTTTATTGCATCAACAAACATTTTTACTCTTTCTTCATCTCTATTCACAACTCCGAAGTCATATTTTTTTTCTGGTAATTTATCTAAATATTTCTTTGCAGATAGCCAAAAAGCAGGTTGTTTTGCATATTCTTTTTCTTTTATTGAATCATAGTAAGAATTATATAATTTTGCTAATTCCTCTGGTTTGTCTTGCCATTCTTGTTCTATTCTTAAAAAATTCTTTTCTGCAGTTCCCTTGCTAACTTTATTATTAATATTTTCCCAAAATAAAGAAAATAATCTGCTATACTTACTAGAGGATTTACTGGTAGAGGTAGGGGTAGGGGTAGGGGGCTTTTGGCTAGGTTTCTTTGGTCGCCCTCCTAATTTTCCATTTTCTTTTGATGCTTCTATTCTTTTTGAAATATATAGAAATTCTTGAAGCTGTCTTTCATTTTGCCAATGTTTCTCGTTAATTAATCTAAAATTTTCACTTAAAACTTTAAGACAAGTTTGCTGTTCATCATGACTAAAACACATACCTATTCTAAAAATTAATTTTTCATCAAAAGGTATTCCCTTGCATCTCTTGTTCCAATTCCAACATAGCAATCGAATATAAATTCCTATTTCTTGATTTGTTAAGTGTTGCGTTCCTGCAATAAAATCTTCGGTAAATAAATACCAAGCTTTTAGTTTCTCTTTAGGTTTCGAGTTCTCGTCTATAAACATTGTTACCTCCATATCTTAACTGTCTATAAATTTTTAAAGTATATTCATCTATTTTTTCGTCAATCTCATTTGTCGTGTAATCTTTGAAAATAAATTCATCTTTGACTTTAGTAATAGCTTTGCTCTGTGCTTTCAACCATAAACCTATAAACTTGTCTTGGTTGTTTTCATCTTCCGGTAATAAAATTTTTTGATTATTTACTTGTACGACGCGGGACATGTTTATCTATGATTTTGGCTAATTCTTTTAAGCATTGGTTAGTATTACCTTTTACAATAAAATGGGGAGTTTTTAAACAATTCGATTGAATCTGCCATAATTTTTGAGCACTAGATAATGTGCCTTTTTCGTTTTTTAGCTCAACATATAGTAGTCTGCCTTGAGGATATTCAATCAATATATCAGGTGCACCAGAGCGAAAACCCATTTTTTTTAGCTTTACTTTGTAAGCTATTGATCTCTTTCCCTCATTAGCAATATGATAATGACGAAAAAAATAAATCTTTGAAAGTTGATTTAATAGGTAATTACAAGCGATCTGAATATCAGCTTCTTTAGTCATAGGGGGCGAATATATCCACCCCCTATATGTAGTATAATTATGGAGGTCATACTACAATTATTCTAAAAGCTATTTATGCCTAAAAAAGAATATTTATATCTTTACTAATAAACGGTTGAAATACAACATTTTTTTTATGTAATTTTTTTACCTTTTACGGTTGAATAACCTAGAAAAATCTTTAGGTATTAGATAATGATTAATAATAATAATAATAATAAACCAAAGGAGGTCGATATGTATTATAATTATTTTACAGGTAATGAGTATCAAGGAAAGAATATTGAAATATTAGAAGCTACAGGAAGAACAGGTGGCTTTTGTACTTTCAATCAAGCAATCACTAATGGTTATTCAGTTCCTAAAGGTACTAAAGCTATTGCTAAATTAATCAGACCAATGATTGATTTAGTTGAAAAACCAAATGGTAAACTTGAAGAAAAACAATCAGGCAGAAAGTTTTCCGTTTTTCACATTTCACAATTAGTTAAAATTGAAAAGGTTCAAATATGATTCCTAGACCTTTCAAATCTTCTAAAAGAGTTGACCTTATCGAAAATGGTAAGGTCACTCACTACTTTAAAATCGTATTCTTAGATGGTAGTAGTGCTGTCTTTGATAATAATGCTAAACAAGTTATGTCTAGCAAAATAATTAATAATAATAAGGAGGTCAAAAATGACTCAAATTAATTACGAAAAAATTGCAAAACTCAATGATGAGTTAAGATCAAAAATACTTTCATTTGATAAATATCATAATTTAGGTGCTTTAAGATTCAAAGATAAAATTGTCTTAAGCCATGATGTTAGTAAAATGTCGGAAGAAGATCAAAAAGAAATACTTGAAATAGTTAGAGATTATAAAACTTTTCACGAAGATAATAATCCTCATGGCGAAAGAGATTTCGGAGCATTTAGTTTTTGTTCTAATGATTCTATATATGAAACTCCAGAACGATATTTTTGGCAAATAAATTATTATGATAATGATTTAAAATATCATAGTGACGATGCCACAGATTCATCAAAGACAACTAGAGTTTTAACTATTATGAAAGCTAGCGAATATTAATGGCAGTCTTTAATCATAATAATCCTAATTCTTCTTTAGAGGTAAACGAAAATACTAATAAAGAAATTAGAAGATTATTAAGAGAAGGCGAAACTATAGGCACTGGTCGATATATCGGCCAATGCACTCTTCAATATGGTAAAATTAGAGATATTGAATTAGTAATTACAGTATCTGGTAATGGTAGAATTGTAAAAGTTGAGGAATTTTAATGAAAAATAAATCTAAACTTTTTCCGTATGGTTATATGAGTCAACAAATTAAAGGTTATTGTCCTAGAACAAGAAAACCTATTTTTGAATATACTCATACTTTACCAAGAAGAAGAAGTTATTACAAAATGTGTTGTAAGATTTCAATAATTTTGCTTTTGTTATGTATTTCTATTTTAGTATTTGGTTGCAGTAGTCAACCAATCGTAGATAGCAGGGGCAAATCATCTGCAAATATTCAAGGGAATATGGACAGATACCACGACGACTATTATACATGTGAAAGTCTTGTAAAAGATAACACGAACATTGTTTTAGATAAGACGAAAACAGTATATAATGGTTTGCGTTGGCGTGTATTATGGCTCTCGCCTAAACTAACAACTAGGCAAGATTTAATAAATAATTGCTTAGAGGGACGAGGTTATAATGTACTTAACAAATAATAATAATAGGAGGAACTATGACTAATGTTATAGAAAAAATCTTTGATAATACTAAAGACGGAGCACCAAACTATGCAATAGATTTGATAGACGGAACTCGATTATATTATAGAGGAACCGTATTGAATCCAATGCCAAAATCTGGTGATGCGATTAACTTTACTGTTGTCAATACAAAGACATCTGCAAATGGAAATCAATATACGAATATTAAAGATGTTCAGATAGCAGATAATCACACGACACAAGGCGATAATTATGATCAATCGCCACAACCAGTAGCACAACCTATAATGAATAATAGCAATCTAATTAGTAAATCAGATCAAGCTAGACAAGATATATTCGTTACAGGAGTAGTTGGTCGTTCAATGGGAAGTGGTCACTTTTCGGTTGAAGATATAAACGATCTTACAAAGAATGCAGTAAACGCATTTAATGAAAACCTTAAAGGATTATAAAAAACTCTTTAGGAACTATTGGGGGTATTCTGAGTACGATACCCCCATGTGTTGGGGTTGTTATCAAAAACCCGCTGTCGATATTCATCATCTAACAAATAAAGGCATGGGCGGAGTAAGTAAAAATAGACTCAATAGGATTGATAATCTTTTTCCTGTTTGCAGATCTTGTCATAATATTGCACATCAGCATAAAGACATAAACGAAGAATGGCGAATTAGATTACAAGAAAAAATTGACAATAAAGAATTTGAGGACAATGAAAATGGCAACTGACGTATATACTTTAGATTTTGACCCTACAAAGCTTTCATATCAAGAAGAAAAATTAGGATTAGAATTTGCTGATAATGATACTGCAATTGAACTAATGAAAAAAGAAGAAAAGATGATTATTGCAGAATTAACGCTTTATTTTACGAAAAATGGCGGATACAAAAATATTACTGAATTAAATGGAAAAATTTATTCAGATAACAAGTTTAAGGATTTTTTTGATAGATACGAAAAAACCTTAAAGGCAAGGAATCAATCTAAAATTAGATTTGAAACCTTCAAAGCTTTTCGTAACGACTTACGAACAAAAGTTGTTAACGAAAGGGAATTGGCCAAAAACTTATAGAAAGGAGTTATTATGAGCCAGAATACACAAATACTATCTTACCTACAACAAGGTAAAAAATTAAATCCCTTACAAGCATGGAAAAAATTTGGCGTTTATAGATTAAGTGCCAGAATCCTAGATTTAAGAAAACAGGGACATCAAATCAATACTGAAAATGTAACCAAGCAAGGCAAAACATTTGCAGAATATTCAATGGAGGTCAAATAATGTATATTGATAAATATAGTATTGAAGTCAAAGACAAAGTTTGGGACGAAAAAAGACGAACTTATAAAAAAGAAAAAGAAATAGTTGCAAGAATTGATGATTCATCTGGAATAACTTGTAAATATTTTGGCAAATTTCTTGATGATTTATCTGACAATCCGACATACAGAGGAACAGTAACTGTAAAAATAACTATTGAAAAGGAGCCTTACTAATGAGTAAAACAGGAGCTTGGTATTTAGATATGCAAGAAGATGCAGGCAATCTAACTAAAGATGAATTTATAAAAAAACATGGCGAACATAATCTTGATCTATGGACAGAAGTTCACGAAGAGCTAGGCGATCTTGAAGAAATGCAATCAAAACTAAAAGAAATGCAAACAAAGTTTGATAATGTAGTTTCTAGAATGAATAAAGCTATAGATAAAAAGTTATCAGAATGATTGAGCATTTTAAAAAATTTGATCAAAAAGATACAGAAGGCAATATAGTTAAAAGCTTATTGCCTTTATCTTTTAGTCATTTAAACGAGTTTGCTTTTTATAGGGAAAGGTGGGCACTTCGTAGGATATTTGATTATCAATTTCCTAGTAGTGCTGCAGCTGAAAGAGGTAGTTCTGTTGAATCTGGCTTAAATATGATTCTTAACGGAATGACTGTTATTGAAGCTACTGAAAAAGCAATATCTGAATATGATGCTAATTGTTCTAGAATTACTGACCCTAAAGTTGATGATGAAAGAACTAATTTAGCACCATTGATAGAACTAGGAGCTCAAAAATTTCAAGAGCATGCTTTTCAATGGGATTTAATTGATTATCAAAAACAAGTTGAAGTATTTATAAAAGGCATACCTTTCAAAGGTTTTACTGACTTTCATTTTGAAGATAAGAATACAAAAGAAGATTTTTATATAGATTTGAAAACATCTAAAACTATGCCTAGTCAAATCTCAATGAGTCACGCAATGCAACAATCTATCTATCAAAGAGCGACAAATGCAAGGCAAATGTTATGGTATCTTAAAAATCCTACAAAAACTAAAGGTGCTGAATTCTTTAGTCTTGAATTAGATGATTATCATAAGCCAATGAAAGTATGCGAGCATATAGTTTTAGTAATGGGTAAATATCTTGAAAATGTTGATTCTGCTGATGATGTTAAAAATTCATTGATTCCTAATCCTGATAACTGGATTTGGAAAGAAGAAACTGTACTTAAAGCTAGAAAAGAGATATGGGGTTACTAATCAACTTCCTTAATCGGTAAGTAGTAATATCGTTAGATTAGATGATATATAGACCCGTTGATTAGTTTTCTCATAAATTGGTCTAAATTTAATCATTTACTGCAAAGATGTGCAAATAAGAGATTTGGGGTGCTTAGGTACCCCTAACTCTTAAAAGCTTCTGTACGGCTCTTAAATTGCGATTTTGAGGTGCTTTTAATGATCTTCTATCTCGTTTTTTTCTTTTTATTGGTCTTTTACCTATTAGCTCAGTAATTAATGCAGATGTAGTGATTCCAGTCATTTTCCTACTGATCGCATTGCTCTTGTATGTGCTTGATTAAAAGTAGCGCCTTTTTTCATTGCATTAGCCATAGACCGCATATGCTTCAATGAATGATGTCGCGCATGACGATTCATTGTTTTTTTCTGTCTAGTTGTTAAATCTTTTACAATATTTTTTATTGACGCTACTTTAACCATTATTTCTTTTTCTTCTTTTTCTTTTTTGGTTTTTTAGGTTTCATAGGTTTTGACTTCATAGAGGTCATTCTACTTGACCCATAACCGACTCCTCTTGGCATATTATTTTCCCTTCTTCTGTTTCTTTAAGATTGCCATTTGCAAAGCTTTCGGCAACTTCTTTTGCTTATTAGTCAATCCTACGACTTTCTTTTTCTTTTTAGCCATAACTAATGCAAAATATAATTATGAACAATTACAACCAATGCAACTGCTATTACTATTTGCACCCATGATTTCAATTCAGTGAATGCATGCCACCACTTTGTTACTTTCTGTTCTATTTTTTTTATAGCCATAAGTACTCCTTTCGTTACTTAGATATACCTTTAGTTTTTTCAAAAGTGCGTAATGCACCCATGCCTAAAAGACTCATAACGAGGGGCATCAATGTACCCATATCTAACTCTGGTATGTTTACCACTTCATATTGAAACAATCCACAAATAAACAAAATAAATTTACTCAATACAAATTCCCAAAATATGGCTAGAGCGCAACTCATGCCTATTAAAGGTCGCCAACTTCTTTGCAACATTCCAGAAATACCACCAGCTGTAGATTTTGCATCAGCTAAATTTATATCCATTTGTTTTAATTTAACTTGATTTTCTAGTTCAATAAGTTTTGCTTTTGCTTGTTGTTTTTCTTCTTCACTTACATGCAGATCGTCAACTATTTTTCCAACACTATCAACTAATCCTCCAGATAATAATTTTCCTAATACCATTATTTACCCCCTAATAATATCCATGCTCTTTTGAGATAGGATAATCTGTTTTTTTCAATTTCTTTTTTTTCTTCCATAGTTGTTATGCGTTTGACTTTGCGCTTTTTTGCATTTTTTCTATTATGCGGTTTGCCCTGTTTGTTGTTTGATTGTACCATAAACTATCCCTCATTTCTTCAATTGCACCTTCAATATTATTTTCCGATAAACATTTTTTAAATTTAACGAATTTATTCAAGCGTGGTAACCCAAGCTGAAATACCATATGTATAACGCATTCGTGCGCGTTATCATCAATATTCATTCCTTCAGTAAATTGTTCTGCATCATCTACTGCAACATTAAAATCTTTTAAAAATAGTTCTAGTCCTCTTTGATATGTGATCGGACTCATCAATTCTTGTTTTTCGTTATCTCTTATCAAATGACCTGCACCAATAGTCCAATAGCCTAAATGATCTTGATAAGGTTTTAAAATAATTCCACCCTCCTCTTGTATGATGTCTTGCTGTAGAGTATGTAAATCCATTAGCCTAGCATCCTTAATATCCAAGATATGAATTGAGTAGCTACCATGAATCCGATAGTCCATAAAATATAATTCAACTTACGAACTTCTTTTTGCAAGTGGAAAATGTGATTTGTTTCTAATAGCTCAATCTTATTATAAATATTTACAATATGCTCTTTTGTTGTTTTTGGTGCTATCTTAGTCATAGTTCATAAATACCATAATCAGCTTTTATTTCAACTGACTTAAAGGATTCTCTAATGCATTTCTTATTTGCTTTTCAACCTTTTCCTCTAGTTCTGTCATATCGTCTTTAATACTATTTATCGCTTCTTTTAAATCTCTTGAATTTTCTCTGCTATCTTCTTTGACTCTAGTTTCGACATCTTCAACTATTGTTTCTATTCTGCGAACATCTGCTTTTAAGTCGTTTTTAAGTTCTTTTGCTACATCCGCAACTAGTGCAACCTCCTCAAGAATAATTGATATTTCGGATTGTAACATATTAAATTCAGTATCTAATACTTCAAGTTTCTTATCAAAGCTGCTAAGGTCTGGGGCAGTGTAGCTCTCTATTTTTGCAGACATATCTTGAAATCTTTTGAATGCTTCAAATCCACCATATAAAATTCCGACTGCACTACTTAATGCAATAAGAACAGCGAACATTCTTCCACCTTTAAAAGATATGCCACCAATATTTACTTCTGCCATTGACTATCTATCATTTCATTCATTAATTGATCACTCCCACCAAATAGAAGATAACCAGCGATATTATTATCAGAAATATAGCTATCTGGCAAAGTAGTATCTGTGAAAAATCCTACTCTATCAATAAGCTGTTGTTGACTCTCAAAAAATGATTTACTGTTGCCTAATACTTGCATTACAACAAGGGTTTTTAATTGACTAGTAGAATCATATCTTTTTTTATCGTCTATCTTTTTCAATATTTTTTTAGCGGCTTTTTCCTTAGATGATTCTTTCTTCGCTAACTTGGGTTCTTCAGTTTTTTCTTCTTCTTGCTGTGCTTCTTCTGTCTTTTCTGTATCTTCTTTTTCAGCTACTTCTGTTTTTGGTTCGTTGGATTCCTCGTTTGTTTCTTCCGTTGATTCTTCGGTCACTTCTTCGTTTTGTTCTTCAGTATCGTTATTGGTTGGTGCTTCTTGTGTTGATTCTGTTTCTTCTTGTGTCGTTGGCTCAACATCAGTTGATTCTTCCACATCAACATCTAAGTCCATTTCTATTTCCATTTCAATTTCTGTTTCAACATCAACCACATTAACTTCAACAGTTTCAGATTCCGAAAGATCAACACTTACAACTTGAATTTCTTCAATTTCTATTTCTGCTATTTCTATTTCAACAGATTCATAACTTACTTCTTCAATTTCAATAGGTTCAAAATCAAATCCTGCATCAGTTTCAATAGGCATATTTGAATCAAAAATATCTTCAACAATATCTATAACTTCCTCTGGTGCATCAATATTATAAGCGACAAACATTTCTACACTCGTTATCGTTTGTTCAATAATGGTACTGATAACATTATACAAAATCCGAACGGAAACATCGTCGAACATGGGTCCTATGGCAAGATTTATATCTCTACCGCCTACTTCTATAATGACAGATGTAATACTTCCTGAAAAGTCAAATCCACCTTCATATGATTTATAACCACTATTAGTGCCACTAGCACTTAAAATATCTGTACCACTAAATACATTTGTCGTTCCGTTTTTTCCTGTAATATGCATATAGATAGAATCTTGAGCATCTTGTTTTTCTACTTTGATTGTATAATTAGTTCTGCCACCATGAGTTATATTAAGATCAGAAACATTGACAGTTTGTATAAATGTCGTTCCCATTCCAGAAACTCCCATTGTACTTGTTCCATTTCCACTACCTGTAATCATGGCGCATTTATCAGTTCCTAATTGACCACATGAAGAGCCACTAGGCATAGATGCGGGTCCTTGACCTCCCCAGTCAATATCCATGTCGCCCTCATATTTTGAAGTAACAAAATCGCTATCGCCATCTAATAAATCGCTAGAGTCTTGATTAGTAACTGTTGTCGTTGTTGTAGTTGTCGTAGTTTCGGTAGTAGTGAGTATTCCGTCTGCTTGAAATTCAATAGTTTCTATGCTTGATTCTTCAATGATTTGTTCAATCGTAGGAGTACATAATCCTACTGTATCAGTCGTGCAATCTACAGCTTTGCTAGAAAATGATAGGCATACCAATATACATAGCCATGCCGACAATAACAAATTTTTCAAAATCATTTAAATCCCTTACGGTTTGTTCTTTTTCTTCTATTCTAACCTCTGTAATATTCTGAAATATTACGCTACCTTCTGGAATATCATCTAGATTTGATTCCCAACCTTTTCTAGCATCTTCCCCTATGCTTGCGTTATACGGGCAGTATGTGCCTGCATTCCACATTGCGTCAAAAACTCGACTATCAGCACAAAGAGTTGAGATTGCCGCCACCTTCATGCCCATTGCGTAAAGTGAGCGTGATAACTTTAGTCGTTCGCAATTTTCGTCTCTTACTGTCATGCCTGAGCTAATACCTAAAATTTGAGTCTGTACTGCGCCAGCGACAGCAGTTTTACAAACATCAGAATTATTTACTACCACACTAGGACTATTTGCAGTTGGAGGAGTCGAATTTGTTACGACTGTTGATGATACTGTATTTGTCTCAGCTAGTGCTGAGTTCATCATACTATTAAGAAAAAATATTATTATGGTGGCTAGTATTGTGCCTATAATAAAAGGTTTCCACATTTAACATTAAGGTTTTTTGTTGTCTGATTTGACTTTTGCAATAGCATCTTTCCAAGTTGTAGTTCCATTCAACGAATCCCAATATTGCATATCTAATTGATCTTGTATTGACGGATAAGCTAAAGCTCTATCTCTTTGATATTTATTATTATCATAGTCAGTTTGTAATTCTTTTTGTTTATCTTCAATTTGTTTATCAGTTATATTGCTTGGGTTTCCATCGTGCCAAATAACTTTATTGTCAGAGTCAGTAGAAATTAAGGCATCTGATTTTATTGCTAAGATTGCTTGTGCTTTACTTATCATGCTAATACCTCCATAACAGTAATAGTAGAGGAACAAGGTATATGACCATATGCATCAGTTCCAGCTAAATCACCAGCTCTATTTAAATATAAAGTACCAGCATTAGTACCCCATTGCATTTTATACGTAATTTCACTTGTAGTTGAAGGTGTATCTAAAAAATTTACTGTTTCTTGATGTATATTGTAATCGTCTTGACCTCCTTGGTCTACTCTCCAAAACATACTTCCAGTCTCATTACTATTTAATGAACCACCTCTACCAATATATGTGTTTGAACCTCCAACTGCCCTTGCAATTCTTACATAATTATTTGCTGTTTGCGTGCCATTTCCTAAACCAGCATTTACTATAATTAAAATTTTTGAACTTGTTGCACTTGGAGTTATAACTGCTGACAAACCAGAAATATCGTTAAATGTGTTTGCAGTTGTTGATACATTTACAGCAGTTACAGTAGTTGATACAACTTGACCAACTTTACCACCACCAGCACCTGAAACTGTGCCTGTAAAGGCAAAAGTATCATCTAGCTTTAGTCCTCTTGATCTAGTTTTAATTAGTGCCATTATTCACTCCAAACACTATGAGTAAGGTTTCCATCATCATCTCTTGCCAATAGTTCATCATACTCACTTTCAGTTGTATATGTTGTTGGGATATCACGCAATCCTTGTCGCCAATTTTTGAATGATGTTGAAAGATTTGTGCCTTGTTCTTTTGCACTTGTAACTTGCCAATCAGTATCATTTAGTTTTTTATCTCTAATATTTCTTATTTCTGTAAGTTTTCTTTCTGCTGATTTATCTTCAAAATCTTTAATTGCATTATCATATTCTAATTGTTCAGCAGTTGTTAAATCAACTCTAGTCGTTTCGCCTGTTAATCCATCAAATATTGTTTTTTTTGTCATAATATTAACTTGGGTTTGTTATTCCATAAACAACTACTCTACCACCTGCTAAGTTACCTGAATTACATTTTACTCTAAATCCTGTTCTTGCTGAGTTAGTAGCATTATTACCGCCACCTGTAACATAACCATTATTTGAGTCGTGCCGTCTAACTGAAACATGCCAAGTATATCGTTGTATGCCATCGGTAGTAGAGTTCGGTTGAAATACATTTATGAATCCACTTACTTGTTTTCCTGCACCACTTCCTTGTCCTTGCATAATAGTAACATTGCTTGAATTTGAACCTGTCCAGTTGTTGTCGGCACCGTAGAAATGACCATTTGCTGCGTAAGTGTGTTCACTTGGAGTTGAGTTATCTGATTTCATAAAAATTAATTGTAAATCTGCTGAGTTAGTTCCTACTTTTACACCCTCAAAAAGTATTAAATAATTTCTATAAGTAGAACTAAAAACATTTTGAGCTTCTGCATATGAGTCTCCATCAGAAATAGCAACATTTGCAAGTTGAACATAATAAGGTGATGCACCGTCAGCAAATTCTAATTGACCTGTAGCAGTAGCACCACTTCCTGTTATACTTTTTACTTTTATAAATTTATCAGCAGT